TAAGGCGGCGGTCAGTGGAGGTTTTGCAGCCAAGGATTGGCACGACAAGCGATGGTACCGGAAAGCCGCGAACATCAGCTAGCAACCATCCAGTTTGATCGCCGGGCCTCCTCCTCCCGCCCAGAGCGATCAAGTGAGGTGATGCGGCGGGAACACGATCAGCCCCCTATGACTGGTCCTGTCGCATCACCAACAATCTCGGAAGCAAAAAGTTTCCGACGAGACGAACGGCGAGAGAGCCGATGGACTCAAAAGTATCATCGAACTCTCCCGCCTCATCATCCCACTCGGCGGCGGCGTTACGCGGGATGAACTGAATTACGTTATCGGCCCAGGCGGACCGCAGAGACGACGGGGAATCAATCCCTGCAAGGACGGAAACTCCGTCGTCTCGATTTTCATGAGTGCTGTGCATTGAAAGCACCTCCGTTTTCACAAGGAGATCAATCGCACAGGAGTTTTCGGAAATGCCCAAAAAGGCTTCGGAGAAATCAGAAATGTCTACTGTTGAGTTCTTTTGCCAGAAAACGTTGAGGACGGAAATTGCGCCGCCCAGCATCGGGAACGTGCAGGCGCGTATCAGATCCGCCGCCCGCGATCTCGGATGGTCGTACACCCGAACCAAGGATGCTTGGTACGCCGACCCCAGAATTTCGATATCGCCCAAAGAGCTGTTTCGCGTCGAGGCGATCAGCGGACTTACCTACGCACGAGAGGAGATGCGGGAACATGAACACGCAATCGAACGAGCCGACGCTCTCCTTGGGGGCAAGAATTCGCATCTCCTTGGCGAGATCGTTGCTGCGATTGTCGAGAGACTTGGCCTATCGCATCGCGCCGGAAATCAAGGGTGAGGACGAGAAGTGACGGCTTGGTACAACGAGAACAACCTCGCCGCGGCCCACATCCTTCGCCAGCAAATAGAAGACGGCGTCATAGCGCCTGGCATCGTGGACACCAGATCAATCAAGGACGTGCAACCGGATGACCTTATCGGCTTCACTCAATGCCATTTCTTCGCTGGAGGCGGTCTCTGGTCCGTCGCAGCTCGACTTGCTGGCTGGCCTGACCACGAACCAATCTGGACCGGAAGCTGCCCCTGCCAGCCGTTCTCGGCGGCCGGTAAAGGAGCCGGAACAGATGATCCAAGGCATCTGTGGCCGGACCTACATCGCCTCACCCGTGCCAGACGGCCCCCTGTCCTCATGGGAGAGCAGGTTGCGGGAGCGGCTGGCTACGGTTGGTTCGACGGAGTCCGCGCTGATCTGGAGAACGAAGGTTTCGCCGCAAGGACGATCGATTTCCCGGCTTGCAGTGTCGACGCGCCACACCAACGGAACCGGCAATACTGGTGCGCCCTCGATCTGGTCTACGCCGAGGGCGTCGGATGGGGAGAAGGGCGGCCCGAACCAGAGCTTCGGAGCTGGTGGCCAACCCCTGCCGGCGCAGATGCATCAGGCCGCATCCTATCATCCCACGCCTCTTTCTCTGTCGTTCAAGGACAGCCATCAGCCAGGGACAAACAGGACGCTGGAGAAGATGAAGGCGTACATGCCGACGCCGGTAGCCAGCCCCGACAACAAATCGCCAGAAGCGCATTTGGCTATGAAGGGACGCATGGGCGGCGGCCGCAAGGCAATCACGGACATCCAAGTCATGATGAAAGCCATCGCCGGAACGGAACCTACTGGTCAGACGCCGAATGGATCGAATGCCACGACGACAAAGCGCGGCGCGCCAAATCCGGTCTTCGCTTTCTGGTTGATGGGCTTCCCGGACGAGTGGATCTCTGGCGCGTTGGCGGCAATGCAATCGTACCGGAAGCCGCGAAAGAAGTGATCGCAGCATTCATCGATGTCTACGGGCTCCCGAGCCAATGGCGCGCCGCCGCCTAGCCCCACAGAACAAGGAACCAAGACAATGACCGATAAGCAAGAGCAAGACACAGCTGGCGTCAGGGTGAAGCCGCTGGAGTGGGATGAGTATGTAACCGCCCTCACGCCTCTCGGCACTCGGTACGCTGTTTATCGGGAGCACGGTCGCGATCGGGAATGCTGGGCAGTGAACGTCCTTGACGGTTCCTTCGATACCCCAAAACTCGCCCAGGCTGCCGCTCAAGCCGACTACGAGCAACGCATCCTATCCGCTCTCACCACTTCCTAACCCCACCCCTCAAACAGCATATCAACGAGGCATGAGGATGAAGACCCCGGATCAAATTTTGAACTGGATGGATCGAAAGATCTGGTCCGCCAACACATGGCTTGAAACGTTTGGCCGCGGCACGAAGAAGCAGCGCCCGGAGTTGGATATCGAGCATCGTGAGGAAGACATCGAGTGCTTTGCTGAGCTTCGCGGCGCCTATGTGAAAGCGCTGGAGCGCAGGCAATCTCAGGGAGGCGCAGCATGACCCTCTCCACCACAGAGACAGCCAAGACGGACACCGCGCGGATCCTGAACCTTTGGCACGACGGTTTCGACACCTACGACATCGCCAGAAAGCTGAAGGTGCATGAATCCGTCGTCTATAACGCTCTCGCATCGATGGGCAGCCAGAAGACGGAATCATACCGATATTCACGGGAAGAAGCCAGAACCAGCTTTGAGAGCTGGGGAGGGTGGAACCGATGAGGAGAGCCGCCAAGCGCGATGCTGCTGAACCGGAGATCGTGTCCACGCTAATCCAATGCGGCTTCAGCGTCTACCGGCTCAATCAGCCAGTGGATTTGCTCGTCGGGCATCGGGGCAAGAATTTTCTCGTCGAGGTCAAGACCGGCCGCAAGGGCTACGGCAAGAGCCTCAACGAGAACCAGCATGAATTCAACGAGGGTTGGCGCGGTTCCAAGGTGGTGATGCTGCACAGTGCGCAGGACGCCATGGATTTCGCTGTCATGGTTTCATCAGGAGAGTTCCGTGAGGGCTAATGATCCGGAAATTTGCCGCCGGTGGGCGTCTGATAATTTCAGCTACGACCCGTCAACCGGTGTGATCACCCATTCTTTCTCTAGGGCGTCTGTAAAGGCCGGTCAGGTAGCCGGAAGCGCTGAGAAAAACGGATACACAAGGATCAAGGTGAGGGGCACAAAAATCTTGGCCCATCGCTTTGCATGGTTCCTTCATTACGGTCGCTGGCCCGAAAACCAACTGGACCACATTAACCGTGACAGGTCCGACAACCGGCTTCTCAACCTCCGGGAGGTGAGTGCCGAAGGAAATGCCCACAATAAGGGCGTCCGAAAGAATAACCAGTCGGGCGTCTCTGGCGTCAGGTGGAGACCACATCTCAGCAAGTGGCAGGCGACAATTTCACGGCGCGGGCGGCGTATCAGCTTGGGCCATTTTGCGAAAATAGAAGAGGCCGAATTGGCTAGGCGTGAGGCAGAGCGCGATTGGGCCGTGATGGTTTCGAGCGGAGAAAAGGCATGAGCGCATTCGAAGACTTTTACGGAGCATACCCACGGAAGAAGGCCCGCGGCGATGCGGAGAAGGCATTCGGCCAAGCCCTTAAGAAGGGCCATACCGTCGAGGACATCATGAACGGTCTGGCGCGCAACCTGGCGGATCTCAGCCGGCGCGATCCTCAGTTCGTTCCATACCCGGCTTCATGGCTCCGAGCGGAAAGCTATTGGGACGAGCCCGACCCCATCACGAACAGAAACGGCAAAAGGACTGTGGCCGATGCGGCAAGAGATTTCAACGCCAGCTACGATCGTTTCAGCGATGCTCTCGGGCTTCCCGGCCTCGTCCATCACTGATCCTGACGCACAGGTCGGGGCCTACATCCTCGCGGTTCACGGTATCGAACTGGAGGCAGTCAGGAACGCGGCGGTCGCCTTCATCCAGGGGAAGGTCAAGCGGGAAGACAATCGTTTCGCCCCGTCGTGTGCAGAGTTCGCCGATCGATGCAGGGACGAGGCCAACATGATTGCCGCCCAGCGCCGGCCGAAGATAGAGCCCCCCGCTCCAAAGCCAAAGGCCCCCACGGTCGCCCCGGAGAAGATGAAGCTCCTCACCTTGGCAATCAAGGGCGACGAGCGGGCCCAGCAGAAGCTTAGACACCTCGGAGTATGGAAATGAGCGCAACAACTCAAACAGCAAAGGATGATGGTTAGATGGGTGTTCGGCATATTATCTGGACGGCTGAAAACATCGTCGCGGCGTCAGAGCTTTATCGCAAGGGCCTTTCCTTCGGAAGGATCGCATCGAAGTTCGGCACGACGCGGGATTCCGTAATCGGGATAGCCTTCCGCAATCGAGACCTCTTCCCGAAGAGGCTTATCATAACGCCGGTCAAGAAGAACCAGCCGCCCATGCCGAAGAGGCCCAAGCGCCCACCGGCCGTGCCAACGCCCCACATCGACAGGGTGGTGAGAACCACGTTCTCGGGTGCCAAGGTCACGATGCCGCGGGTTGTCTTCATCGACGGTCCGGCGCCAGAACAGTCGGTGGCGGCATGAAGGAGGGTATCAACAAACCAGACACTCTGACTGTCCGACTTGAATCTGGCGTCAAAGAGCGCATGGAGATCGTCCGCAATGCGATGCCTTACAAGCCATCGATTACGGCGATTGTTGACCGTGGCATTGAGCTTGCGCTGGCCGAGCTCGAATTCATGACGGGCGTATCCGCTGATTACCTAATCAAGATGCGAGAAACGGGCATGAGAGACAAAGCCCCCGCTCTACAGCCCAAGGAAGGAGAGTGAGATGAGCGCTGGGAGCGTAGAGTTCATCGCCTTCATGGCCGCCGTCTGCTTCATCGCGTGGCTCATCTCCAAGGGGCACCGCCACAAGTGGAAAGAGACTTCGAGACAGGAAGTCGTTCGGACGCGCGATAAGGTGTTGATTGGATTTCGATCTTATTGCGTGTGCGAAGAATGCGGCGAGCCACGTAGCTTTAACTTGGAATAACAGCGAGGGAACACCATGGCGGCGGCAAAACCCAAACGACCGAAGAAGATTGTGACGACCTGGCAGTCAAAGGAACGGCTGGAGAGCGTCTATGTCGACAACCCCTACTATTCCAAGGCCCACGACGGTGAGGGCGCCAACCCGATCAAGATCAAGGCCAGCCTCAATATCAGGGAAAGCGCGATCGTCACTCTTGCGGCTCGGAAGCATATCGACGAATCCCAACTGGCAGCCGCCAATAAATTCCGGTCTCTGTGGGAATCCATGGGCGGCGCTGGGGCTGGGTCATTTGATTACAGTCGCGAGCACGTCGATGGAGGGGGCGCCCGAGAACCATTGACGGAACGGCAGATCCGCGCCGGCCTTGAACTGAAGCGCGCACAGCAGGCCCTCGGCAATCGAGCATACGATATCATGAGCAAGGTCGCCGGCCAAGGATACGCTATCCAGGAGCTTGCCAAGACCCATCGCGAGCGCACAACGCTTACAGATTATCTAAAGGATGGTCTCGACGAACTGGCTCGCAATTGGGGCTATGCAAGCGGTGGGAATAAACGTAAGAGCGCTTGACGCCTATTGCTCCGTTACAACGAACAGGCTATAGATTAGCTATAGTGGTGATTTGCGCAAGGCGCACAGTCATTTGGAATGAGCGTTGCGTGAGTGGTTTAAACGTGAGCTCAAGCTACAGGCTCCCGGTTGCGGCTTAGACGCGATAACTGCGGAGTCCATGGGTTCGAATCCCATACGCCATTCCAAAGCCAATCGGGAAGACGGCACAGGCTGCATCGCCGCTGGGACAAACGACTTACTGCCAGCCGGCACGGATGAAGCAGCGGGGAGCGAAAATGCTTCTTGGGCGCTGTGGACGAAACCGGCATCGTCGCCCAGTCCTTCCCGAGCCCATTCACAGGTACAACGGCAAGCCCCGACGGAATGACTGTCTTTTCGTCGACTTGAGCCAAATTGCTTATAAATATCATAGCGCTGCTCTCGCCGACGGTACAATCGGTAATTCCGATCCTATCTCTTCCCAAGCCCCTTAGACGGAACGGTCCTCCAGGCTAGGCACACCGAAACCCTTCACCTTCGGAGAATAACATGAGCCCCATGGGTATCTCCATAGGCATAGGGATAGGCATCGGCCAAGGTAAGGGCGGTGGGGGTGGTCCTGCTCCGACAGAGCGGCTTGCGGCACACGCCATCGTCGTAGATTTCGGGGATGGTCTTCACCACAAGGGCACAACCAAAGGCCTGTCAAACCCGCTCGATCGGGCGCTTATGGCGAGTTCAGCGGTATTCCGACAGTTGGAGGGTGGCAACCAGGCCATCTCCGGCGATAATATGGATGATCACCAGACCATCCGGCAGGGCTACACAGACGCTCTGAACCCGTCAGTCTTGCTCTCTTCCATGGGCCACAACCCGCCTTACACCCTGTCCAAGGGCGGCGGCGAGACGCAGCAACAGTTCGTTGACCGGTTTATCGCCCGCTGGGGCGCCGACCTGATCGCCAATCGTTTCGTTGCGAACGCCGACCTTCGCTATGTGATCGGCACGACACCGCCGTCCAACATTGCCGAATCTGATGCCGCCGCGATATGGGCTGCGCAAGAGGCCTTCATCGATGATCTCATCGCGGACGGAAAGAGCGCCTACAAGGTAGCGTGGCAGGCCGGGTTCAATACCGCCACCATGTATTGGGACGGGGTTCACTTCAACGAAAAGGGCGGGGACTACACCGGGCCACTGATCGCGGCTCATCTGGATCAGATCGGCACGATCATGACGGCCGATGAGGTTCTGGATCAGGTCGCCGCAATCCCTGACGCGGGTATTGGCGCGAACCTTGAAACGAACCATAGCCTGGTTTCCAGCGGATTTTCCGCAACCCTCGCATTCACGGTCAACCCGGCCAACGGCGATACAGTCACGATCAACGGTGCGACATGCACCTTCGTCACTTCCGGCGCGGCTGGTGCCAACCAGTGCAATATCGGTGCTGCCGCCACCAACACGGCTACAAACCTGCGGACGCTCCTGAACGCCAATCTGGCGACATACGGACTGTCGGCGGCAACGTTGGTGCAAAGCGTGGCTGCCGTCCGGCTCGATGCGGCGCTGGCCCTCACTCTGGCGCGCTCGGCGGCTCAACCGCTCTTCGCAAATGGCAGGATGGCGACCGGCTGGGCCGTTTGCAACTTCTGCACCGGCATCGACGCAGTTTCCTGCGACGTTGTCTCGGGTGAGCAGTCTGCGGCGATTACCGGGGTTCCTTCGGCAGAGGGAACGGTCACATGGAACCGGCTCACAAACCTCGCCCATACCGGGCAGCCTTACGGCGCTCGCAATGAGTGGATGGGCGGTCTTCGCATCGACGATGGGGCCGGCGGCAATACCGATGGCCTCAAGACATTCGGCGCAACACAGGGCGGCGGAAATCAGGGTGTCTGGCTCAACGGCGGCGCTGCTGATGCCAACGTTGGAAACTGGAACGGGCAGTTCGATGGCTTCTGGCGCACGGTGCCCAAGTACATCCAGGCGCTGGCTCTCAACTACACGATGGCCTTTACGGCTAGGTTGTCCACGACGGTAAGTAATTCGGCCCGAACTATCCGACTGCGGTTCCGTAAGCCGACCGAACGGCAGGTCGATACCAAGGCCTTTGCCCGCCCGATCTACCTCGGAGACGATTGGGTACAGGGCGGCGCTACCAGCAACCCGCATGTTCCGACCAATCAATCGGCCCAGATGGGTCCGATCGCTGTTCCTGCAAATGGCGGAAGTATCACAGCTCGGCCAGGCATTGTTCAAGGCGGAAACGTCACATTCGCGCCCGCCTGGTACAAGAACGTGCCATCCGATCTCGCGGCCGATCTCCTGCCGGAGGAACACCCGACGACACCGGTTTCCCCGTTCGCCACGGCCTTCGCGTCTGGAACGTTCGCGGGCTTGGTCTCAGGCGACAAGCTGCGGTTCTATTCTCGGCCGACGAATGACTTCCTCGGAGCAGGCACCCGCCCGCTGCTGCAGCCTTACATCGAGTACACGGTCGCCTAACCCCACCGCCCCATCATCAAAAGCTAGGATAGGATCAACCCATGGCCGCTACAAATCCTTACGGCGCTGATGTTGCTGTTCTGGGGCCTGCCTCCAATGGTGAGGAAGTCACCCCAAGCGACTCCGCAGACCTGACCCACGTCTCCCGAGGCCTGTATATAGGTGTAGCAGGCACGATCTCGGTCGTCATGCGTGGCGGTCAGACCCTCTCGCTCACCGTAGAGGCAGGATTGCACCCTCTGGCAGTTTCCAGGGTGAGGGCCACAGGGACCACGGCGACGGGAATTGTCGCTGTCTGGTAGAAGATTCGTATCGCCAAATGCTCAGGGAGAACAGGCAAAGCATGAGTTCTGTAGTCTATAACGTCGTATGCTCGAAGTGCCTACAGCAGACTGGTTACTCCCACGCCCCGTTCTCTCATGAATTCGTTTGCGCGGTTTGCCTTAATCTGAAGAAGCCGTCGCTTCCGAGCAAGCCGCGGATGACGAAGTCAGAGGCGCGCAGGGCTCAGCGGCAAGCAGAAATAAGACCAGTCACGAAGCTTATTACGGACTTTTCCCCCAGCGGTAGATCTGGTCTCTACATCTACGCGGTGGTGATCAAGCAGCATCCCGACAAGGTAAAGATTGGCATGACTCGGAAATGGGTTAACCGCCGCCGGTCCTATGCCAATTGGGATTTGTCACCTGGCGATGCGATCATTGACGAACGCGTCTTCTGCATCAGCGAAGAGTTTATCGACCTCGAAAAGCTTGAGGCACACATTTTGTCTACGTTCGGCGAACCGAGAGCGTTTGGCGCTGAGTGGTTCCGATCTGACATCGACACGGCATGTCAGCACATCGACCGTATCATGTGCGCCAATGACATTAGCTACACTCTCTAGGAGGTTGAAATGATAACCACCATCCTAATTATTTTCCTCGTTCTGGTTCTCGTCGGTGCATTCCCGTCGTGGCCTCATAGCCAAGGCTGGGGCTACGGCCCATCGGGAGGCATCGGCCTTCTGGTGATCATCCTCGTCGTTCTGCTGCTAATGGGCAGGCTGTAGGAGGCACTAAAGAAGTGACCGATACAGCTAGGAAGCCACCACGCGCCGGCATGGGCAGACCGAAGGGCGCGGTGAACAAAACAACTGCACTGCTCAAGGACGCCATTCTGCAGGCGGCTACGGAGGCTGGCAACAAGGTCGGCAAGGACGGGCTGGTTTCATACCTGGAGCAGCAAGCGTCAGAGAACCCCGGACCATTCCTCGCCCTCCTGGGTAAAGTGCTTCCGATGCAAGTTGATGCAAGTGTCAACGGAGAACTGTCCGTGACCTTCAAGACCATTTACGAAGCCATCCCCGATAACAATGGCTGAATACCAATTCCGGGTGCGTTGGTATCAGCGCGGCTTTCACGAGGCTCTGGTCAACCAGAAGAAGAAGAGGCTGATCGAGATTGCCCATCGACGCTGGGGCAAGGATGAGATCGTCCTCAACGGCTTCAGGGAGCTTTCACAGAAGCGCGTCGGCACATACTGGCATTGCTTCCCGGAATACGCTCAGGCCCGCAAGGCGATCTGGAACGGGGTAAACGGCCATACGGGCAAGCGAAGGATCGACGAGGCATTCCCTCCCGAGATCCGCAAGCGCGTCAACGACAATGACATGTTCATCGAAACCGTCTGGGGCTCTACCTGGCAGCTTCTCGGTTCCGATCGGTATGATGCAACGGTCGGCTCTGGCCCTGTTGGAATAGCGTATTCGGAATGGGCTCTCTGCAATCCTGCAGCCTGGGCCTATCACAAGCCGATGATCGAGGAGTCGGGCGGAACCGCGGCGTTCATCACCACACCCCGCGGCAACAACCACGCCAAGACGATGTACGATCGGGCGGTTGGCAATGACAACTGGTTCGCTGAACTGTCCAGCATCACGGATACCGGTGCTCTTACTCCTGCGCAGCTCGCGGAAAGCCTTTCGGAATATCAGGACATGTTCGGCCTTGAGCTTGGCCGCGCGATGTTCGAACAGGAGTATTACTGCTCGTTTGCTGGAGCCATGGTCGGGGCCTATTGGGGCGCTGAGATGGCGCAGGCCGAACGACAGGGCCGGTTGCTGGATGTCGAGATCGACAAGCGTTACCCGGTCCATACGGCCTGGGACCTCGGCAAGGCGGTCAACAACCCGATCTGGTGTTTCCAGGTCATCAAGGGCGCTCCCCGCATCGTGGATTTCTACCGGCCGGAGTCGGAAGACGTAAGCGATTGGTGCCGCTGGCTTGATGAGCGGGGCTATCACGGCAACGACTACGTTCCTCATGACGCGATGTACACCGAATGGGGATCAAAGCGCACTCGCATCGAGATCCTGCATTCCCTGAAGCGGAAACCCTGCAGGGTCGGCAAGGTCTCGGTAGCAGACGGTCTGACCGCCGGCCGCGAGACGATCAAGGTTGCTCAATTCCACAAGGGCAACGATGAGCGCGGCGATCGTATGGAACTTGGCACCAACGGTCTGAAGAACTACCGCCGCGAATGGGATGACGAACTCAAGACCTTCCGGGAAAACCCCGTGAAGGATTGGGCAGAGCATATCGGTTCCGCCTTCCGGTATCTGGGGCTTGCCTGGCGTGAAGCCGCCAAGGAAGAACCGCCGGAAAAGAAGATCAATCAGGATTATCGCCCTGCTCGTGAACCGGCTGATGCTGGGGACTGGATGACCTACTGATGCGCACGTTTTACGCTCATACATGGACGGGCCGCAGCAATGATTGGCCGATGATCGTTATCGGGAAATACCCGTATGTGGTCCTTCGCCTTGGCTATGATGACAACGCCTGTGTGTACGGCGTGTTTGCCTACTTCTTCGGCCATACGTTCTCGCGCTGGATCAAGACCAAAGCGCAAATGTGCGGGGCTCTTTGATGCTTGCAGCCAATCACACAGGTTATGTTCAGGGGAGCGGACCGGCGCAAGGCCCCACAGAGGCTATTGCGACCACGGATCACCTTGCGCTCAAGAAGGGCTATCTGTCCTATCTCGAAACCAAGAACGAGGAAATAAAGGAGCAGCAGAACGCGCGGCGCTATTACCATGGCGTCCAGTACACGGCCAAGCAGATCAAGGTGTTCAACGACCGCAAGCAACCTGTCGTCACCTACAATCGCATCGGCCGCAAGATCAACGCCGTCGTCGGGCTGCTGGAGCGCCAGAAGCAGGACCCTCGCGGCTTTCCCCGCACTCCAAAGCATGAGGAAGGCGCGGAGATCGCGACTGCCGTGCTGCGGTATATCTGCGACGAACAGGAATGGGGCACGAAATCACCAATCTGCGGCATGAACGGCGCCGTTGATGGCATTGCCGGCGTTGAAATGCTGCTGGAGCAGGGTGATAACGGAGATATCGAAGTCGGATTTGATGTCGTCGATCCGTCGTCCTTCTTTTACGATCCGCGTTCCCTGCAGTGGGATTTCTCCGATGCTCGTTTCATGGGCATTGGCAAATGGGCAGACGTTGACGCGCTGGTCGAACAGTTCCCCGATAAGGAAGACGAGATCCGGGCATCGCTCGAAACCGGCTCAGAACTGACCAGCAACCCCGACACGGACAACAAGTGGTACTCGACGGGCGAGAACGGCAACCGTATTCGCGTCATCGACCATTGGTACATCAAGGGCGGAGAATGGCGCTATTGCGTCTACACCGGCTCGACGATTCTTGCTGAAGGCGTCTCTCCGTTCAAGGACGAGAAGGGCAAGACGCAGTGCAAGTACATCATGTACTCGGCCAACATCGACCACGAGGGCGATCGTTACGGCTTCGTGCGCAACATGCAGTCAAGCCAGGACGAGATCAACCAGCGCCGCGCCAAGGGCCTGCATCAGCTCAATACCCGTCGCCTCATCATCCCGGAAGGGACTGGCGCCAACATCGAGAAGATCCGCAAGGAAGCAGCTCGCCCCGATGGCGTTATCCTGTATCCGCAAGGCTCGGAACCTCCGCAGTTCGACGATGCGTCCAAAAGCACCGAATTGCAGGGTCAATTGGCCTTCCTCGAAGATGCAAAGAACGAGATCGAGAACTACGGCTTCAATCCTGCCCTGATGGGGCAGGGCGTCGATAACCTGTCTGGTCGCGCGATGCAGATCCAGCAGCAGGCAGGCATTGCCGAGCTTGGTCCGTATCTGCTGGCCTTCAAGGGCTGGAAGATCCGCGTTTACCGGGCGCTCTGGAACGCTGTGCGTCTGCATTGGACATCCGAGCGCTGGATTCGCGTGACCGATGACAACCAGGTGGCGCAGTTCTTTGCGGTCAACCAGATGGGCGTCGATCCGAACACGGGCGCTCCGGCGCTGGTCAACGCACTCGGCTCCCTCGACGTTGATATCATCATCGACGAAGGCCCAGACACGATCAACGTTCAGCAGGATGTTTACGACACTCTCACGCTCATGGCGAGGAACGGTGTCGACACGCCGCCGGAATTGATTATCGAGGCCTCTACGCTGCCTGGGTCAACAAAGAAGCGGATGTTGGAGACGCTAGAAAAGAAAGCGCAGTCCAACCCACTCGCCCAGGCCGGAGCGGAAGCGGAAGTCATGGAGCGGCGCGCATCCGCCAAGCTCAAGGAAGCGCAGGCCATAAAAGCCATGGCCGACGCTTCTGCAGCCGGCATGCAGCAGCCCGGTCAAGGCCCGAACATGATCGACGCTGCCAAGACAGAGGCCGAGATCCGCAACAAGGATGCCGGAACTGTCAAGCTCATGGCGGAAACCGACAAGATCAGGACCGAGACGGCACTTGCCCCGGTCGAAATGGCAAACCAGCAGGCCGAGCAGGAGCGGAGCCGCGAAGAGAGATTTGCGTTCAAGGGTGCCGACCTTCGTCAAGCGAGGGACGGCGCCACAGCGCAAAAATAAGAGCCGCCATCTTCAAGGGCGATTTCGGCCGCTTGTCCGTAACAAGCAGAGTGCCGCCGACTAGACGGGCGAAAGCCGCCGCCAGGCATAAGGGCGATCCGTGAAACCTCCCACGATCAGGAGACTACAGTGAACGAACTGGACGAAATCATGTCCGGTAGCGACGGTGTCGTGCCGGAAGTCAGCAACGAACCAGCAGCCAAACCCCGCGATGAAATCGGACGATTTGCACCGAAGGTTGAAGAACCGGCGGCAATTGTCGAGCCGATCGCAGAAGCACAGCCAGGCCCGGAAGAAGCCCACCCACAGGGCGGCATTCCCCAGGCTCGGTTGAAGGCCGAAGCGGAAAAGCGCCGTGAAGCCGAAGCAGATGCAGCGGCCCTACGTCGTGAGATCGCGGAACTCCGCGGAATGGTCCAGGCAACCCGCCAGCCCGCTCCGCAGCCACAGCAGGAACAGCCGCCGGCCAGCCTTTGGGATGACCCGGATGCCTACCTCAAGAGCCAGATCAGCCCATTGGAACAGAGGCTTCTCGCGCAAGCGGCAAACTTCTCCATGCGCATGGCCATCAAGGAACACGGCAAGGAAGTATTCGATGCAGCCGAACAGGCACTCGCGCAAGCCGCGAACACGCCAGACGGCCAGCAGTTCATTTCCAAGCTTCGCGCCTCCGATGATCCTGCCGAAGAGCTGATCAAGTGGCACAAACAGCAGCAGGCCTTTGCCCGCGTCGGCAACGATCCTGATGCATGGCTGAATGCTGAAATCGAAAAGCGCCTCAGTGATCCGGCCGAGCAGGCCAAGATCATGGAGCGCATCCGCAGTGGTGCGGCGTCCAACACCAATCGTTCACAGCCCCTAACCAGCCTGCCTCCGTCCCTCTCCCGCATGCCTGCCGGCGGCAATACCGCTGCGGACAGCGACATGAGCGACGGGGCGCTTTTCAGCCACGCAATGCGGTGACCTCGACAGGCATCGCCCGTCAAAAGGATAGACCTCCATGGCCTTGACTACGGTCCAGGACAACAACAAGCTTGTTGTCTATACCAAGGAAATCAACCGCGAATTCGTTCGCGAGAACCTGTTCTCCCCCTACATGGGGCAGGACCTTACCTCCATCATCAGGATCAAGCAGGAACTGAAGTCCGGCGGCGATCAGATGAACATCCCGCTCGTGACCAAGCTTCGCGGTCGCGGCACGGGTACCGGCACCCTCGTCGGCAACGAGGAGAAAATCGACAACTACGGCTTCCGGCTGTGGATCGATTGGGCTCGCCACGCCGTCGTCACCAAGAAGAGCGAAACGCAGAAGGAGTCTGCCGACATCTTCGGTGAGGCCAAGCCCCTGCTGTCCGATTGGGGCAAGGAACGTCAGCGCGACGACATCGTGTCCGCGTTCATGTCCCTCCCGAAGGAAAGCGCTCCTGCCGGCCTCGGATCCGACCCGGGCAATACCGTTAACGGCATTCTCTACGAGGACGCCACCGCAGCGGAAAGAAACACCTGGAACGCGGCCAACTCCGATCGCGTTCTCTATGGCAAGCTTGTCAGCAACTACAACGCCACCCACGCAACCGCGCTGGCGAACGTCGATACCACCGACGACAAGCTGTCTGCAGCCATCGTTTCCCTCGCCAAGCGTCGGGCCATGAATGCCAACCCGGCAATCCGCCCCTACAAGACGCGCGATGGTTACGAATACTACGTCATGTTCGCGGGAACGAATTCCTTCCGCGATCTGTCCCAGGATGCGACGATCATCGCTGCCAACAAGGACGCTCGCGCCCGTGAAGGCAACGGCATGGACAAGAACCCGATCTTCCAGGACGGCGACTTGATCTATAACGGCGTCATCATCCGTCAGGTGCCGGAGATCTCCTCCTACGTGACCAACGTCTGGACCACCCTCAAGACGGCCGGCGCCTCGTCTGCCCGTGTCGAGCCGGTGTTCCTCTGCGGTCAACAGGCGCTCGTTCTCGGCTGGGGACAGATGGCAAAGCCGACCTTCCGCAAGGAAGACGACTACGGGTTCATCACCGGCGTCGGTACGGAAATGGCCTACGGCGTTGCCAAGCTCGCCAAAAAGCACCCGATGGACGGTTCCAACCTCGTCCAGTGGGGCGTTGTCACGGTCTTCGTAGCCGCGGCTGAAGACGCTTAATCCAGGCATGGGGCGGGGAAACCTGCCCCTTTTCTCATTCATCATCAGGAAAGGGCAAGACCATGCCTCTCAACAACACCATTCCCGCGCGGAATGACCTCTACCAGTGCATTCAGTATCTTCGGAAGGACTTCGTGTTCGGTGACAATGGCAAGGTGCTGAAAGTCGGCACCTTGCCGGCTCATGCCGTGATCATGAAGGCCATTTCCGGCGTCAACGTCTCGACCGTCTTCAACGCCGGCACTGGCAACGTGCTCGACATCGGCACGGCGGCTGACGACGACCTGTTCGGGACCGACATCGCTCTCGGTACGGCGGGCCTCATCCCGCTCGACGAGGCGGTCTCCGAATATGTCGGCACCTCCGACACGGAAATCACGGCTACCGTCGTGCTCACGGGCACTGCGGCAACCACGGGTGTAGGTCAGATCATCATCGCCTACTGCACCCGCAACTAAGGAGGAAGCAATGGCACAGGTAAAATACAAGCCGGAACCGGGCGCCTCGGATGAAACCGAGCAGTTCGGATACGACTTCAAGGGCGGCAAGCCTGTCGAGGTCACCGACCCCGCCCATCTCACGAAGTTCCGGGGAAACCGGTTCTTCGAAGTCTCGGAGAAAGCAAAAGCCGAGAAGAAGGACGACAAGCCGGCGGATGAAGGCCTGAAAGCTGTTCACGTCGCTGGCGGCCGGTTCGTCATCAAGAAGGACGGTGAGACCATCAAGGAAGGCCTGAACAAGGCGGACTCGGATGCTTTCAATCAGCTTTCTGATGCCGATAAGGCCGAATACGTCAAGTGAGACTCGAGGAGTGGCGGATATGAAGACCAGAGCGGACCTGATTACCGCCACCCTCAAACTCCTGAACACCATCGGTGCGGGCCAATCGCCTGAAGCCGAGGACGTGCAGGAAATCGATGATGTCATTGACGGCAAGCTGGCAGAGCTGAACGAGCGTGACATCTACTGGTCGGCCGATACTGAAGAGTTCGAAGACCAGTATATCGATCCTCTCGCCACCATTCTCGGCGATCTCGCCGCCCCGTCCTTCGGGCAGGCTCGTGATCCGGGCCGGGTGGCTGATGCCATCGCGCGTATCCGGGCAATGAAGCCGTCAACCTTCGTAGACGGTTCCGTTCTCGCGGTTGACTATTTCTGATGGTAGAGATCCCATTCCCGATCACGACCGCGCCGGGTGCTCGCCCGGGTGAAGGCGCAGGGCGCTTAATAAACGCTTACGCCGAAAAGCTCGGGGACGGAGCAAGAGCGCCATTCGTGCGCCGCCGCGTTCCTGGCCTCGATGTCATGGGCGTGAGTGCCCACGTTGGCATGCGGGGCATGCACTACGACGGCAGCAGCACCCTTTACATCGCCCAGGCCGAGCGGTTGCTGAAGGTGACCGTTGTTCTAGGCGCTTATGTCATCACCGACCTTGGCGAGTTGCCGGGTGAGGGAAGGGTGACGTTCGCCCGCAACAACAAGGCCCCGGTCCCGGATATCCTTTGCGTGACCGAAAACGACGTTTATGTTGTCGATGACAGTTCGCCGCCGGTTTCGCTTGGTGAACCTGACCTTCCGCAGCCAATCACCGGCTGTTTTCTGGCGGGCTACTTCATCTTCGGTATTCGCGACGGTCGAGTGTTCTTCTCCGGCATCAATGATACGACCGTCTCGGCTCTGGACTTCGGGAAGGCCGAAAACAGACCGGGCGGTATCCTTGGCGCCTATCCCTACGGTGAAATGCTGCTGCTCTGCGGTCCTTCGTCAATCGAGGTCTGGCAGAACTCCGGTAACGCTACGGGATCGCCATTCTCCCGCGCTGCGGTCATTCCCCGCGGTATCGCCTCCACATTCGCAATCGCCGGCTTTGAGGACGGCTTCTCGTCGATCGTCTTCGTCGGTGATGACAACGGCGTCTATCTGCTTGGGGGCGGCTATTCCCCGACCAAGATTTCCACGCCTGATCTTGATCGGCTGATCGAGCAGGTATCGGACAAGACTACGCTTGATGTCACCGTTTCGGTCACCTCCGGGCACAATTGGGTATCGGTCACCGGCCCTGAATTCACATGGGAATATGAGGTTCAGACCGGCCTCTGGCATGAGCGCAAGAGCTACGAGCGCGACAACTGGCGGGCGATCTGCTCCGCCCAGGCGTTCGGCGGTTGGGTTCTTGGCGATCGGGAAACCGGACAGGTGTGGATGCTCAACCCGAATACCCAGCGGGAGGGGCTGGAACCTCTGGTCATGACCGTGATTTCGCAGCCGATGAGCGGCTTTCCGAACCGGGTATCCATCCCAAGGGCGGATTTCGACTTCATCGTCGGCCAGGGCCTCGTCACCGGGGAAGAGCCGATCGAAACCGATCCCGTCGTGTTCATCTCGTGGTCTGACGACGGCGGCGTGACATACAACACCCCGTTGATGCGAAAGCTTGGCGGTATCGGCCGCTTCGGAAACCGAGTGTCGGTCAATCGTTGTGGAACAGCCGGTCCTTACGGGCGAACCTGGAAAGCCGATATCTCTGATCCCGTCTATGCCGGCCTGCAGTCCGGTCAAATGGATATCGAGGGGCGGTCGAGATAATGGCGACGACCCTCGATCCGCTTCCTCCTATCCCGCCACCCACGGAACCGCTCGTAGACCCCAAGACGGGCTTCGTGACCCGCACCTGGTATCTCTGGTTCAAGCGTCTTGACGATCACATGCGCGATGTAGAGCGCCGCACCTATGATTTGGAGAACCCCTGATGGGCTTTTTGTCTGGCATCCTTGGTCTTGACGCTGGCAAGGCGGTAATCAAGGCTTCGAAGAAGAACGACGAGCTGCTGACCGGTCTGGAGACCAAGGGCAACCAGTTCATCGATACAGGTGAGAAGAAGTCCGAAGGCGCTCTCAACAGCGCGATCGGCGTCTATGACCCGTATGCAAAGGCCGGGACCGGCGCGGTCAACATGTATTCGAACGCCCTTGGCCTCAATGGCGAGGCAGGAAATGCAGCCGCAACCGGAGCTTTCCAGACCGGTCCCGGATATGACTTTGCGCTGAAGCAGGGCGAGCAATCGGCTCTTCGGGGGGCGTCAGCAGCGGGCATGCTCAACAGCGGCAACACGCTTACGGCTCTCAACGAATACGGACAAGGTGTCGCCAACCAGGAATACGGCTCATGGCTGGACCGGCTCAACGGCCTCACCGCAACCGGCATGAACGCGGCTGCAGGGCAGGCAAACGGCTATGGCGGTCTTGCGAGCCTCTACCAGGGCACGACGGATGACCGGCTTGGCCTCGCCAGCGGCGTTGTTCAGGGCAGGATGGGCGTCAACAACCAGATGGCAAGCGGCCAGGAAGCCAACAAGGCGGCCGGTGCTGGCCTGTTCGGCAACATCCTGAGCGGCGGTATGAAACTTGCGACTGGAGGCCTGTTCTAATGCCGATTGCAAACCTTCTCGTCCCCAGCGCGCAAATCCCGCAGTCCGATTTCTCGTGGGTTGGCGATGTCTTCGGCTCCATCGGCAAGGGCATCGAGCAGCATAAGGAAAACAAGTCGTTCAACACGCTTGCCGACCTGATTGCCGGCGGCCAGACATCCGCACCGTCCGCCCCTACGTCCCCGGCTCCGGTGACCTCAACGGCTTCCTCCTATGCCGCGGCGCCCGTTGGCCCGGTCTCCCGTGGGCCGGCACAGGGCAGCACCTATCAGCCTTTCATCGATACCGTTCGCGGCAAGATCACCAACCCTTACGGCTTGGCAGCAGTCGCAGCGACGGGCCGGGCGGAAAGCGGCTGGTCTCAGGCAAATGCCGACCGGACTTGGTCCGACCCGTCGCAGTCAGGTAGCCCAGGCACTGCGGGGGGCGCAATGTCTTGGCGTGGTCCCCGCCTGGCAAGTCTTCAGGCTTACGCAAAGAGCAAGGGTGAGACCGGGAACGGATCGCCTAAGACGCAAGGCGAATTTCTGTTGGTCGAGAACCCTCAACTGATTGAACGTCTGAACAGTGCAAAATCGACTGATGAGGCCGCCAACATCATGGCGGATGCTTGGCGGTTTGCCGGGTATGACCAGCAGGGCGGAGAGGCGGCCCGTCGTCGAGCACTGGCCCAGAACTACTATGCGCAGGAGTTTGGCAAGGGCAATCAGGCTTCCGCAGCCATTGACCAGGCAGCACCGCGTTCCGGCTATGTCGATCCTATGGTGTCGGCTCCAAACTCCCGACCGCAGGGCTTCGATGCTGGCCGGTTCGCGTCCGGTCCTGAAGTCCAAGGCGAGGAAGCTCTTATCGCGCAACTGGCAGCCACCAACGCCCCATCGCCCGCTCCGGCTCCCGCTGCCCCTCCTGCAGCCGCCTTCGCTCCCCAGCCGTCACAACAGCCTCAGATGCAGCCGCAAGCACCGCAGGAGCAATCCAACCTGCTCGCGGCCGGCGTCACGCCTATCCAGCGCGGCGGTGTCGATCCGAAGCTTATTCAGTTCATGCTCCGGGACAAGAACCTCCGTCAGGCTGGCTTGCAGCTCTGGCAGCAGAACGCCACCGGCAAGACCTCAGAGCCGTGGCAGTTCGTCAATCTTCCCGATGGAACGCTCGCCCGTGCTAATCAGCAGACCGGCGCTATCGAGAAGGTCGGCAACTTCGCCAAGCCCGATAACGATACGGCTGTCGTCGGCAACGATCTCGTGCGCAAGAGCGACGGGACGGTCATTTACAACGGCACGGCAAAGGCTCCCCAGATCGTCGAGCTATTCGACGAGGCGACCGGCCAGCCCTACAAGGCGCAGTACAACCCCCAGACCCGCAGCTATGACCGCGTAGGCGGCGTCAAGGCGCGCTCCGGCATGTCCTTGACCACAAACCCGGACGGCACGGTTACGCTCACTGAGGGGACGATCGGCAACATGCCGAAGCTCACCGAGTCCGAAGGACGCAATACCGGCTTCTATGGCCGAGGCATTGAAAGCCACAAGACGCTGAACACGCTCGAAGACGAGGGGACCAGCGTTGCGAACAAGGTTGCGGATGCTGTTCCGATCTTCGGCAACTTCGCCAAATCCGACGATGCGCAGAAGTACACCCAGGCAAAGCGCGACTTCATCAACGCTGTGCTTCGCAGGGAAAGCGGCGCAGTCATCTCGCCTGAAGAGTTCGCGAACGCCGACCAGCAGTATTTCCCCCAGCCTGGAGACGGTAAAGAAGTCATCGGCCAGAAGCGCCGGAACCGCGAAACGACCATTCAGGGCCTGAAGGTCAGCTCGGGTCAGGGCGCAGCGTTCGCGCTCCCGCCGAACTCTCCATCTGCACAATCCCCGTCCAATGCTCCCAAAGCAGGCATGGTGGAAGACGGATACCGGTTCAAGGGCGGCAACCCGGCTGACCCGAAAAGCTGGGAGAAGGTGAAGTAATGGCCGGACCCTGGGAAAAATACGCCACCCCGGCTCCTGCAGCCGCTCCCGGCCCGTGGTCCAAGTACGCCGCTCCTGAACAGCCTGCAGCACCACAAGTTGAGCAGGAACCATCGCAAGGCTATTCCGGCTCAATCCTGCCGCTTTCCAAGGACGCGGAGGGCAACGTCAGCTTTGACAGCAATGCCGGTATCGTCGGCGCCATCAAGCGCGCCGTGATGCTTCCTGGCGAGGCGATGGCCGGCAACATCGATCCTGGCAGCCAAGAGGCTATCGAGCGTTCCGCTGAATTTGCCGGCGTCTTCGGGCCTATGAGCGCGGCCTCCGGTACTGGCAAGGCTATTGCAGCCAACGCCCCCCGCGTCGAACGCCCCGGCATGGAAGCGGCTGCGGCTGCAGAACGCCTCAACATCCCATTGCCCCGCGCCGTTGCCAGCGACTCCACGTCCGTACAGCAGACTGGCAAGATCCTCACGAACGTTCCGATCGGCGGCACTCCGCTGCGCAAAGCGTCTCAGACCGCGATCGAGCAGCTTGGTCAGGCGGCAGACGACGTGCAGAAGAGCGTCGGCACGGGCAATGTCGCTAATGCTGGGGCCGCGGCACGTGAGGGCATCGCGGCCCATACCAAGGCTCTCGGCAGCAGAGTTTCCGATGCCTACAATAATGTTGACAGCCTGGTCACCCAGAACGTCACCACGCCCCTTTCCGAGACGGCAAAGGTCGCCCTTGATATCTCGGGTCGTCGGGCGAATGCCAAGCTGCCGGAGAGTGCCGCGATTGGCCGCGTTCGTCAGGCGCTCGATACGCCCGATGGCCTCAACTACCAGGGCATCAAGGATCTCCGCACCTCAGTCGGTGAAATCCTCGACAACCCGTCGCTTCTCCCGGCCGATATGTCAGAGGCAGAGCTTCGCCGCATCTATGGCAGCCTGACCGCAGACCTGAAGAACGCAGTTTCTCGCAGCGGTGGCGAAAAGGCATCCCAGGCTTTCGAAGCCGCCAACCAGCTTGCAGCCAAGACGGCCCGCGAGCGCGAGGGGCTTCAGAAGGTGTTGGGCCGGGATATCTCGGATGAGCGCCTGTTCGACCGCGTCACGGCCATGGCCGGCGGTAATTCTCGGGCCGATCGGGTTTCGCTCGCACGGGTCAAGGGCGCCGTAGGCGATGACACATGGAAGGAGATTTCCTCCGGCGTCATCTCGCGCCTTGGCAGGGATGCAGACGGCAATTTCTCTCCCGATCGGTTTATCTCCGGCTACGGCAAGATTTCACCGGAAGGCAAGCAAGCCCTGTTCGGAAAGGGCGAACTGGCATCATCGCTTGACGATATCGCTGCTGTCTCCCGGCGCTTCAAGCAGATGAACCAGTATGCCAACCCATCCGGGACAGGACAGACCGTCATCGGCGGCGCGTTGATTCCCGGCCTCTATGCCGAGCCCATGACGACTATCTCAACGGTGGTCGGTTCGCGGCTGCTGTCCTCGGCTCTTGCCAAGCCTGTATCGGCCAAGGCGCTGGCTGCCTATTCGAGAGCCTATTCGGCCCACGCCACAACGCCGTCAAATGCCTCTCTTCGGGCGCTTGAAAACACGTCTCGCGCCGTTGCGGCACTGATCGCCAATGAAGCCGGTGACCGCAGTGTAGCGGCGCAGATATTCCCGGCGATTTCCAGGGTCCAGGAACTGCCAGCAGAGCAGGGGAACGAAAATCAACGGGCTCCAGAAGGTCAGCAGACCGGTGTACAGGGCCAACCGCGCATGTTGTTGCCGAACGAGCTTTAGCATCGGCCGAATCTTTCACCTCAGAACAATCTTTTTGCAAGGCCCTCCGGGGCCTTTTTCCATGAGGAATCCACATGTCAGGGTTTTGGCCGCAGTCCTCTTCACAGGTCAATGACCTGAACGGCAAGCCGATCGTCGGCGCCAAAGCCTTCTTCTATGAGGGCGGCACCAGTACGCCGATCAGCGTCTATCAGGACTATGGCCTGCTGACGCCGCACTCGAACCCGCTTTCGACGGACGGATATGGCCGGTGGCCGGTCGTCTTCCTCGACGACGTTGCCGAGACTTTCTATCGGGTCCGCGTGACCACGGCGAGCGGCGTCATCATCTACGATACCGACCAGATACCGATCATCGGCCCGAACGAGGGAAGCGGGGGCGGGGATGCGCCGGTCGATCCGAATGCCGTATTCAAGACCGGCGACCTCAAACCCCGCTATGGCGAAGGTTTCCTTGACGGGTTTGTCAGGGCAAACGCCAGGTCGATCGGCACGGCAACCAGCGGCGCGACGGAACGGGCCAACTCTGATTGTCAGCCGCTTTATGAATTTCTCTGGAACGCCGATCCCAACCTTGCCGTAGCCGGCGGCCGGGGCGGAAGTGCAGCGGCGGATTGGGCGGCAAACAAGCCCTTGACCCTGCCGGACTTGCGCGGTCGTGTCTTGGTCGGCCTGGATGACATGGGCAACTTGGCGGCCGGCAACCTCACTGGCGCTACAGATCTCGGTTATACGGTCGGCGCTCAGTCAGTCGTTCTCACAGTCGCGCAGATCCCGTCGCACGATCACGGCGGCACGACATCGACCGCAGGCGCCCATACCCACACATACACTAGAGCAGTGGCGGGCGGCTCTGTCGGCGGCGGCAGCCCTGACGACATCGAGTTGAACGGGGCCGGCGTGACTGGCTCGTCTGGCGACCACGCGCACACGATCACGGCCCAAGGCGGCGGCACGGCCCACTCCAACGTTCAGCCATCCATAGCGGTCACGATGTACATCCGCCTCTAGAGCCCACGCTCGGGAAGAACCCCACATGTATCAGGCCACACTTTCACCCGTTTCAAACCGGGCCGATTGGTCCATGTCGTTCGAGATCGTCAATGACGATACGGACGAGACGATTACCGATCTCACGGGCGTTTCCGTCACAATCGAGGTTCGCGAAAGCCGCTGTTATTCCCCCAGGCTGACGGCCAGCACCGCCAACGGCAAGATCGTCGATCTGGGCAATGGCGTCCTTGAGATGCAATTCACCCGATCGGACATGACCGGGCTTTGCGCCGGCACCTATGAAATCGGCGTGACGATCGAGCGCGACGACTACACCTCTCAATACCTGATCGGCACACTGCCTGTCCTAAATGGGATCGTTTCACGATGACCAATCTTCGACTTCGCGTCCTCCCCCGCTATCCGGCCCGTATCACCGGCACGGGCGGCATCACTGTCGAAAGAGAGGATGTTGACCTTATCGTCAGCCCCGATTTCGGCCAGTTAGCCATTGTCGAGGCCGTGCCCGACGAGAACGAGACGTTTTTCCAGGCATGGACACGGGACGTTGATACTTACAGTATCATTCCGTTCTCTGCCGTTGTTGATGCGGCGGCAGCAATCATTGGTGGCGACATCCAGCCCTTGAGCCCCGCTCTCACCTCCATTGCGGGGCTGACGACTTCCGCCAACAAGATGATCTATACGACCGCCTCGAATACATACGCGGTCGCGGACCTGTCGCCGTATGCTCGCACGTTGCTGGACGACGCGACTGCCGGCGATGCACTGACAACCTTGGGCGTCTCGCCCTTCATCCAGACCCTACTTGACGATGCGAATGCTGCTGCGGCGCGCGCCACGCTCGGCATTACCGATGCGACGGGGGATGCCATCAACACCGCCGCGGCTCTAACCGGCGCCAACCTCGCAGATGGCGACAAGTGGGGCGTCTATGACATCTCGGCCGCCGGCCTGAGAAGCATGACGACCTCGGAAGTCGTCTTGGGTTTATTCAAGACCTCCCGCACGATCTCGAACGCGCAGTTCGCATCCGCTACGTTCAAGCTGTTCAACGCAGCCGGTACGCCTCGCGCCGCGCTGTTCGACAATACCGCCATGACCGCCGATCGGACCCTGACGCTCCAGGACCGATCTATGACGGTTGGCATGGTCCAACTTTCGACAGGCACTATCCCGACGACCGCAGCCGTTGATTTCGCTATCCCATCTGGGGCGCGGCGTCTGACCCTGGTTCTGTCGGCATTCAGCACAAGCGGTTCATCCGCCCCCATCATCCAACTTAAGACGGGAGGCGCGGCGGAAACATCCGGCTATGTCGGCGGTATCTTTATCTACACTACCAGCGGGGCGAGCGGAAACTTTTCCGTTGGCTTTTCTCTTACCACTGGCGGCGCGGCGGCCAGTGTCTATCACATGGTTATCGATATCATTCTTCAGGACGGCAATACGTGGGAGGCCCGCATTAATGGGGGATTCAGCAATGCGGCAGGGGCTATCTTAGGAGTTGGCACAAAGACATTGGCGGGCGTCCTAGATGGAATTCGCCTGACGACGGTCGGCGGAACAGAAGTCCCCGATGCAGGGATCTACTCACTCTATGCGGAGTATTAAGAATGGCGCGCGTTGCTAAAATTGCCATAGACGGCAAGTCCACATACCGCGAAGAAACGCTGCCGGATCTCACCCCGGAGCCCACGCTGCAGGACTACCAATCCGCAGTTCAGGGCGTAATCGACGCCGCCGCCATATCGCGTAGATATGCAGACGGTAAATCGATGGATGGCTACGTCACTTCAACAGTTCCCTCATGGGCTAGTGAGGCGCAGGCCTTCGTTGCGTGGCGCGATGCTGTCTGGCAGTACGCCTATTCCGAGCTTTCCAAGGTTGAGGCGAAGAAGCGAAAGCAGCCAAGTGTTGCAGATTTCCTGCTTGAGTTGCCGGAAATTGTCTGGCCGTGAATGAGCTATTGGCGTGAGTCCACGAATATGCAAGAACGCCCCTTTAGGTTGAAAATTTGGACTGGGGTCTATGCGCGTACTTCCGTGGTTTACTGACGATACTGTAACTTTCCTGATCAATTTCATCGACGGCTTCAAGAAGGAACACGGAAGATTTCCGGCAGTTCTTGAGTTCGGAATGGGTTCAAGCTCGCTTTATTTCGGGAACCGGTCCTCGGAGCTTGTCAGCTTCGAGCATGACGCCGATTGGTTCGCCAAGACGACGGCAATCATGGACCTGCAAGGATGGGATCACGAGTCCCATCTGTTCGAGCGCCCCTATTCGGTGAAGATTGCCGAGATCGTCGGGGACAGGAAATTTGACCTCATCCTCATCGACGGCCGGGACCGGGTAGCCTGCCTATCGGAACTGATCCGCATCGATGCCTTGCGTGAGGACGGCGTGTTCGTCATCGACAACACGGAACGGATGTTCGACCGGGAGAAGGAATACGGGCCGATGCTCGATATTCTCCGTCCTGACTACAAGGTCGTCCACTTCGAGCAGAACGGCCGGGATCGCACAGGCTGGCATTCAGGACACAGGTGGCTGTCTACGGTTGCCTGGAGACGGGATGGCCGGCAGTATCGCAAGAACGGAACCTCGACGGATTCCCTGCATGGCCTCCGTGGGCTTCCCAAGCGGCTGAAGCGCTCCATCGCAAGACGGCTGAAGTAAGCCACCCAAACGCATCACTGACCACATGAGCCCCGCTTCGGCGGGGTTTTCGCTGTTCTGTATAAAGGACCACCATGTTCTGGACAATCTTTCGGCTCGCACCTTTGTCGGTCGCGATCTTCCTCCCGCTTGCCGTCCTGCTTTGGCTGGCGACCTTGCTCGCGTTCATCTTATCGCCGTTCATTGCCGCCATCTCTATCGCCACAGGTAAGAACATTGTCGGCGGCCCGCTGTCCTACCTCACAACCCACAACGCCACGCTTGACGGCGGTATCGACCAGGGCGTGATCGGGTACGAACCAAACCTGAGCGGCTGGCGTCTGTGGTGGCAGCGCACATGCTGGGTTTGTCGCAACCCGGCCTACAAGTTCGCGGCCCTCGTGCTCGGCTTTCCGACTGAGGGTTCCAAAGTTGTGTTCGAGGCCGGCAGCAAGGACAAGCCTTATTCCTACTGGTCCGTCGTCCAGGCGGCGAACGGCCGTCGATATTTCGGCTACCGCGGCGGCGGCACGTGGATTGGCTGGAATTACCGGCCCTATGGCGGCTGGCATCAGCTTCAGGCCAAGCCTTTCTGATCTAACCAACAAGGACATACTCATGAAGCTCGTAACGGACTGGCGCCGGGTGCTTAAGCGCGCCTGGTCGATCCGGCTGATGATCCTTGCCGGCATCCTGTCCGGCCTAGAGGTCATCTTCTCCCTTCCAGATATAGCCGATCGCCTCGACTGGCCGCAAGGCATCTTTGCAGCGCTGTCCGGCCTCACCACCGCGGCGGCCTTTGTCGCTCGCCTTGTCGCTCAAACCGGAGTTTCCGATGCAGAAAAGTAATCGCCTGAAGAAAGGCGGCGCTGTTGCTGCTATGACAGTGGCGCTGGTCGGCGGCTTCGAAGGCCTGCGCCAGAACGCCTATCCAGATCCGGCCACCAAAGGCCCCCCGTGGACCGTCTGTTACGGAGAGACCAAAGGCGTCCAACCCGGTGATCACTATTCCGTCGCTCAATGCAAGGCCATGCTGGAGGATTCGCTTCAGGAATACGCGGCCGGCATCGAGCGCTGCGTCACGGTTCAACTGCCTGACAAGCGGTATGTGGCCCTCATCTCCTTCGCCTATAACGTCGGCACGAAAGCGGCCTGCAACTCCAGCGTCGTGAAGCTGATCAACGCTGGTGCGACCAAACAAGGCTGCGATGCCCTGCTCAAGTGGGACCGCGCGGCTGGAGTTCGGTTTCCTGGCTTGACGAGGAGAAGGGTTAAAGAGAGAGAGTTTTGCCTCGACGGAATAGGGTAGGTTTCTCCGCCCACCTGTCCTCCGGCCAGCCGCTCCTTATCCTGTACTTTAGCGTCGTCCATGTCAGTCCGAGCTTTCTAGCTAATCCTCCAAGGTGATACGTTTCCCCCCGGTAGAGGACGATCACGTTGTTTTTCAGGTGAGAAGATTGCTGCCGAGGCGTTGCCCACACGCAGTTCTCCTTCGAATACCCAAGAGCGCCGTTGGTTCTATCAAGAGTCGTGCCTGCGGGCCTCTCCCCCATGTCGGACAGAAAGTTCTCAAAAGAATTCCACTCATCACACACAGTGATGCCGACTGCCCCATACCGCGCATATTTTTTGGCGGCCTGATTTGTGCATCTCTGCAGCATCATGGCCCACGAATTGTACGTCTTGCTTTGACCCGTCTTCGTAGTGTGCCCGTGCTTTCTGCTCGTTGTCTTGGCGTTGCAAGATCGCGAGCAGAACCGCCCCCTACCGCGAGCAATCTGCGGCTCCGTCGCCTTAAAAGGCAGCCCGCAAGTCTGACAATGCACATCAATTCTAGGGATCCTGGCAGCCATCAAACCCTCCAATCTTTACAAGAGGTTATACCATGATTCGTGATGGAAATAAAGCTGCCGGCAAGATATTTCTGGAGGGAGCATGATCCTTTCCCTCATCCCCGACGTGATCAAGCTGCCGATCGCCGTGGCTCTTGGCGCGGCTATTGCCTTCTACCCGGCTAAGTGGATCGGCGCGGCTGGAGAGAGGCAGGTTGTCGCTACCGAAGCCCTCAAAACCTCCGTTACCGTCCTTCGTGAAAGGAACACGATCAATGAAGAAGTCACCGCTTCTGATGTTGGGGCTCTGTGCGCTGCTCTCGGCCTGTCAGACGACGAAACCACAGAGTGTATGCGACGGTTGGATGAAGCTCCGGGCGAAGCCGGACACAGCGGTATTCCTCATCCAGAAGGATCGATCGCTTGCGAACGGGATCGCCAGCCATAACATCTTCGGGAAGAGCAAGGGATGCTGGGGTTAAAGGTCCGGCCAGAAGCGGCCGGTTCGAAGACCGGCGATGTGGCCTCTAGAAACTCCAAACATCTCGGCAAGTTCTCGCTGTTTCTTGTCTGAGCAAGCCCGAATGAAGACCACATCGGCAGATGTAAGTTTGGCAGCCCCGCAACGCTCGCCCCTGTTGGACCTCCCGTGCATGAGCTTGTCTGCTTCATTCTGAGATTGGGTTTTCCACGAAAGATGACCTGGATTGCAGCAAGATCGCACTCCGCATGAATGAGCCGCTTGATGCCTCTTTGAGGGGGCCGCGCCTTTCGAAAGCGCGCACATAAACCGATGCGCGTGCGTTTTCTTCCCGCCAACACTTATGGGCGCATAGCCTGTGTCGTCTGTCTGGAACGGGAATATGAGACAGTCGTCGCCGCAGTGCTGGCTATTCGATTTCAGCCATTCCAGCCGGTCACTTCCCCATGGCTCCCTAGTTGGGTCTCCATGGCGCATCATTCTCTGGTAGTGGACACCGCACATGCCTTTACGGCCGCCGTTTACTCGATCCACAGTGGCAGAACATCCTTCAACTGAGCAAATCATATCACCATCCTTTCTAGGGAGAATAGCAAAATGCGTGCACCATTTCATCAAATGACGCCAGATTTACACAGGAAATAGCATGCGAGCCAGAGCCTCGTTGTGACCCGAGGCACTGGCTCTAACCACGAAACGATCTTACCAGGGATCGCCATGGCTTCGCATACGTTATGCTTGACAGGTTCCCGAAAGATTAATTGCAAATGCCAACGGGGATCAATTGCTGATGGAAATGCTGAAGGAATATTGGGGGCTCATCGTAGCAGGAGTTACGCTCGTGATATGGTCTATTCGATTAGAGGCGAAAGCCAATGAGAACTCAAAGGAAATCCGCAGGATATGGAACCAGAGAGCCGAGGATCTTGCCGCGCACAGGGAAGCTCGTGAAGCTACGAACTCTTTGCTAACAGAGTTGCGAAATGACGTGAAGACATTGCTGGGGCGCGTCCGGCATTAGAGCCATCCGAACAGGTACGCAATACCCACCCCTGCAATCATAAGCAGGGCTATGGAGAGCTGGAGGGATACTCGGGTCATTTGAACCCCGGGTTTATCCACTCGATCAGCCGCAGAACTCGCTCGGAAGGAACGTTTTTCGACCATCTCCAATACTGCCACCACCTCGGCCTGGAATATCCCAAGCTGACCAGGGCCTCTGCGAACTCTCCCTCTCCCTGCGCCTTGTCGACATAAGGTCCCAGGGACACCCTCGTCTCGGAGTTTGGAGAATCCTTCCAGACAAGCCCAAATCTATACCATATGGATCCGGATGTGTCGCTCATGTCCTACTCCTTCAGAGCCGCGTCGATCGCGCTATTCCACAGCGAAAGCCAAGCGCCGGAATCGCCGTAGAACTCCCTGCGGCCAGCAATCTCGTCTGCTTCGGTGCGAGGCTCAAGAACGGCATAGACGAGATTGGCGTTTCGCATGGCCTCGATCGCGAATCCTGCCGCATGCTCATGCTCTTTCCAATGCGCTTCAATATATTTGCGCATGAAGTCATGATCCGGGTCCCATCCGAATTCATCGGTAGCGCGGCTCCGGGACGGACCGGTTATTTTCCCGCCGTGGCTGCAGGCAATCGCCCGCGCCACTTCCTCGATCTTGCTCATCTCACCCATCCGTATTCCCTTCCTCTAGCTTGGGTAGATCCGGTATTGCCATAAAATGCGTCGGCTCATCACCCTCGACCTGAGCCCACTGCGAGCGCTCGTTGGTCCCGGAATAATACCAGCGTTTGACCTCTGGATAAAACTTCCCGAACCGGATCCACTTCTTTTCGGAATGCGCGCAAAGGCAGTGATAGGCGAGAGCCCATTTCGTCCCGTATGGATATTCGGAGATGGGTTGCCACTCGCTCATTCTATTCTCCTATAAGGCCCTCCGAAGAGGGGAGAGTTACGGCTCTCGAAGGGACGGTCACTACACAATCAGCCCGTTTCAAAAGCTCTTCGGCCTCGGCCATATAGCCGAGGTAGGTCCCATGCATTTCTTCAAATTCCTCGTTCACCTTGGCGATCTTGAATTCTGCAAGTTTCCCGTCTATCGACGCCCACGCTCGGGCGAAGCGTTCGATTATCTCGGGAGTGAATTGGACGTTACTCATCCTTCGCCCCTTCCTTCATCAGGTCCGCAGCTTCCTGCCCCTGCTTATCAAGGGAGGCCAGATATCGGCGGCGGGTGTCCAATTCCGACCGCTTCGGGGCGTTTGCTTTTGCCTTTTGACGTAACTCAAGCCGCTCACCTTGTTCGGGCCACCTGATGATTTCCGGTGGAAAGAACCAGCCAAGCCAAAAGGTCGTCTCGTCCTCATCGGTTTCCGCTTCGTCTTCCATGTTGTACCAGCGGAACACGCCATCAAGGCCCTCGGCAAATCGGACTGCCTCGACGCCGCCGGCATCTATGTTGACCACGATGATGACCGTCCCGTCTTTCGGGGCGTAGGACATCGGCATAAAGTGCGGCTTGTTCATTGGTCATCTCCGTTGATGTGGCGCTGCAACTGCGCCTCCTTGATCGTCTTCAAGTCCTTGAGGAGAACCTTCCGGCACATCTGCCGGATAGCGTCACCTCGTGATCGTATGCGGTTGGCGAACATCCAGTCGTCGATCAGGCCGAGTTCGCTCTTGGTCATCATGACCGTTACGCGCTGGTCCTTCAGTTCTGGTTCCGGGTCCATATGGATTTCCTAATGTTTATAACGTTTATACAATTGCACAACGTGGTAACTATGTAAATCTGTTTCTTCTTTCCGGAACGCTCAATGAACAGATTTTGCAAAACGCGAAAGAAAGCCTGCAAAACACCCTATTGCTTTTTCCCCATAACCCGTTGAAAAGACTTCGGCGCGGACGTGGCGAAACTGGTAGACGCAAGAGACTTAAAATCAGTTGGTTCCGTTGTTTTTGTTTATCTATCTCTGCAAACGCAAGGTATTTAGGCTACTGAAAACGACGGAACAAAATGAGATTTGCAAAACATTCAGGGCTTCTTTTTCCCCTCGAACGCCCTGATCACCCGAGCCTCGTTTTCTACGTGTCTCGTATAGTGCGCGCCCATCCGCTCGGACTTGTCCCCCAGCGCCGCTGCCACGTCTCCCGCATCCGCGCCGGAGCGTCTTAGCCCAGCAGCATAACTCGTGCGCAGGCCGTGCAGCGTTGTCCCGGCGCCGATCTTCCCCTCGCTTTCCAGATCCCGCAGATAATGGCTGACCGCCGTTTGCATCTGTACTTCCGATTCCCACGGCGTTCCGTCCTGCCGGGTGCAAATCTCCAGAGCAGTCTTGTCGAGTCCGTCGAGATACGTCTGCAGCTCGGAGGTTGCGGGTATCCATGTCTGCTCATCGTTCTTGCGCGTCACCACCCGGAAGCACCGACCGAACGCGGCGTCGGGCTGATAGTTCTGCCAACGCAGCTTGACGATCGTCTGCCCACGGTATCCGGCATGGCGCGCGATCATCATCGGCGTAAGGAGATAGGCGGGGGCGTTCGAGGAGACATATTCCCATTCGTGGGCTTGCCATTCGCGATTGGCGTTAGGGTCAGCCTTGTGGCATTTGTCCATGCCGAGGGCAGGGTTGCCGCGCATCTTCCGGCGTTTGACCGCCTGGCTGAACATGGAGGACAGCGCCGAAATCATCAGGTCGGCAAATCGCGGCCATTTTTCCATGGCGCATTTGTCGCGCAAATCGTAGAGGTCTGCCTGGGAAATGTCCGACAGATCGATGTCGAACGCTGGGCGAAGGTATCGGAAAGCGTTGCTGTATTGGGTTCTGGTCGCCTCTGCCAAGGTCTGGTACTTCGGGCATTCGCTCTCGAACCACTCGACCAGAGAGCCGAGCGTGCCGTCCGGGTATGTCCGCTTCAGGTCTCTCAGCCTACGGGCGTTGTAGGCCGCGATGAAGTCCGGCATCTCCATCCGCTTCATCAGGTCGGCGCGGCTGCCGACGAAACCGCCGATCAATTTTTCCTTGGTGTCGCGGACATAGACATACCACTTCCCGCGCGCCTGGACGACGTTAAGCCCTTCGAGCTTCACTTTGACCACCATATAGACGCTCCACCAGACTGCGCTTCGGGGAGGCATCCTGCTTGTTTGGATCGAGTTTATCCAGCCATTCGTCGAGGCGCTGGCGAAGATATCGCTCGCCCCTTGTGGATTCCGTGAATCGCAGCGGTTTTACTGGACACACCTTCTTGAACGTGTCGGCACAACAGCCGCAATATGCCGCGGCCGTCTTTAGGTCCATGGCTGCAGGCCAGTATGGGAGAGCCGGTGTAGTCATCTACTCCTCCTCGCGAATGGAGCCGGCGCCTTCCGCAGCGCATCTCTTTCAGCCTTCAGCGTCGCAAAGTCCTCATTCATACAATGGACGACGCCCTGGAGATCGGTTATCTCGGCAAGGAGGGCGGCGATGTTTTGAGGGCTGCAAGCGGCGATGAACTGACCGTTTTGTTTCGCATTGTCATGCGCCACAATGTGGCATACTACCGGCCCCATACTGCCATCTGGAGAGCAAACATTATATGTCAGCTTCGGCATATAAGCAGACCCGAATGAATTCTCCCACGGTCCCGGCGTCGGCCCTGCTTCCAAAGCCTCCCGGATCTTCTCTATGATATGGTCTGCTGTCATGGCTGCTGCTCCAATGCTGCGATGATACGCAGCTCAAATTCACTGCGTTCCGATGGGCGCCAGATCTGCCACCACTTTTCACGGAGCTTTGGAAGCTGATACACGCCATCGCGCATAGCGTCCGAATAGATGGAAAGCAGCGCTTCCTCCTTGGTCTCAGCACCATCGACGGTGTACATGGATGTGCCGAATACGCGCGTTACGGTCCAATGCGTCATGGCTTAGCCTCGTAGAGTGACCGATACGGCAACGCCTGTTTCGGCTGGCGCGCGGCGGATTTTTCGGATATCGGGAAGCCAGCGGATTTCAGCTTGCCGGCCGGCTGCGTAATGCCGATGTGTTTTTTGCGAACCGCGGCGATCTTGGCCTTGGCCTTCATCTCGACCGCCGTCTTTTCCTTGTGAGGATCGACGAGGGCCGGGAAGAGATTGGATTCTCGGTGCTGACCGCCAAGGATGAGAGCTTGCTTATGTTCAAGCTCCCATTTCTCGCTGGGGCCGATCTTTCGTCCGCTGATATGGCAGGTGCCATTCTCGCGATCGAAGATGCGAAGCCTGACGCGGGGCGGGACTTTGGTGTCATCGGTCTTGCCGATCCATTCCTCAACCGATCGCATCAGAGCTCCTCCACTTCGTAATGGAAAGGCAGGCCTTTGATGTCCTTGGCGAACTTACTCGATATGCAGTTCTTGAGCCTTGATCCCCGATAGGAAGATCCGTCAGGGAGAAAGAACTGGCGAGTGAAGAAAACCCGCGTAGGATATCCCGGCGGCTTATGAACCGATATTACCGTGTACTTGACTAGCCCCACCCCATTTGCCAGCGGGGAAGCATATTCAGGGTCCTCGTCGGTGACATCCCACGCCCCGGGGCGCCAGCGTTCTGTTTCGAATTCAGGATCTCCGATGTTCTCGCGGACGATCGTGAAGGGATGGGGGCGCTCGAAAACCTGCCCTGGTTCAAAGATAGCCACCATCACGCGCTCCATATCCGGCCAAGCCAGAACAACGTCCGGCGAAGTACCGTCAACTTGGCACGCTCGCGCTTATCGGCCTGCAGCTCCTTCTGAAGCTGTTTTGTCCTCTCGTCCCTCAGGATCAGGTAGGAGAGCGTTGTTGCCCGGGCCTTTGGATACCGGATGATATGCTTTTGAACCGTGTTCATGCTGTCCTCCGATTGCTGTTGGCGGGCTCCCGTTCCGGGGCGAAATATCCGAAGTCTCGGGCCAGCAATTCGGTAGCGGCTTCGAAGAACCGGATCATTTCCGGCTCGTCGCATTCCCGGGTATTGATGGCGCGGGGGACCCCGACGAGGAAGCCGTTCGCAAGCCTGATCGTGTCCACGAACTTGACGGCTGGGCGGATGTACGCGTCCAGCGCTTCCTTCGTGGGCGCGCACCCGGTTGCGTCTATGCAGTCCTGCAAGGTCGCCCAATAGGCGCGGAGCCGATCAAGGTTGCGCCACTGGCGTATTTCCAGTTTCACGCGCTGTCCCTGCTCGATACCATCGAGAGCCTGAAGGTCGTATTCCATCTCCGGCGCGAGTGAATTTCCTCGACGGACAAAGGCATATACCGGTTTCTCGGCTCGCTTCGCCATGATCAGCCCCCCGCTACTTCAGCGAACTTGACCAGAGCGCGGTCGCGGATCGAATAGGCCACATCGATCATGTCGGCATGCCCAGCAGTCTCCAGCGTTGCCGGAGCGTCGTAATCATTCCAGATCGTGGCGACTTCTTCTGCGTTTTTGGCGCTGCTGATCGACGTCTCCAGCTCTTCCAGGAAGGCGCCGAAGTCGAACTCGTTCTCTTGCTCGCCCGTCACATCGACGGCCTGCGCGTCCTCGAAATCGTATGTCTTCCCGACTGTTGGGGGCGGCGGCGCAACCACGTTCTGAGACGTGATGACCTCCGGCGACCGCTCAGCCTCGTCAGGATCGATGATGCCGGCAAACCCGAAGGCATAGCGGGCGCACTGGATCGCCGCCTTGTGGCGCAGCATGCGCTTCGGCCACTTCTGCCAAGGCTCGGTCGGACGCTTGCACTCGTCCATGTATTCGGTGACAACGGTCGGCCGGTTGCGGTCCTTCCGGTAGATCGAGCAGACGACCGCGGTCAGGTTGCCCTTGCTGTCGAACTCGTCCTTGAAGTCCACGCCGTCGCACTGCGGATGCGAGTTGACCAGATTGAGCCAGCCGTCTACGCCGACGATCGGCTGGACGCCGCCGCCCTTCTTCGGGAAGGCGTAGATTTCCCGGGTGATCGGGTTCAGGCCGTAATCCTTGGCGACCATCAGGAACGCTGCGAATTCCTCGTTGGTGGCGTTGGCCGGCATGCAGGTCGCCTTGACCGTGGCGGCGAACGCCTTCGGGTCCATGTTATACTGGCTCGCCATAGAGGCGATGAGCGATTGACGCTCGACTGGCAATGTTGCAACGTTGGTCATGCTGCCTCCTCGGGCCACTTCTCGTTCGAGTGCCAAAACTGATAGGTTTCGTAGGGGATCGGGTATTTCGCGACGTAGGGCCAAGCGTGGTCTATGTTGGCCGGCGATCCGGCGATTTCCGCCTTGAACTCGTCGCCGTCTTTCCAGATCGCCGCAGCCACGAAAGGCCGCTTGATCGGTGCCAGGTCCTTGTTAAGACCGCGTCGGTCGCGTACTTTGAAGTATCCGCACTGCGGGTCACTGTCGTGGATCGGCGGCTTCTCGCCTCTAAGCGATTTCTGCCACCAGTCGAAATCATCGGCGCGCATAGGCTGTTACCTCTTGATTGATCTTTGCCATCCTGTCGTCCACCGGCTTTCCGAAAAGCACGTATGAGGACATGATCAGGGCGAACATTCCGACGAGAGCTAGCGGTGTTGTGACGGAATCACGGGGCATCGGAGCCTCCATTGAGGGCGGCGCGGGCAGCTATTACAGCCGGGATGTCATCGGCGAATTCATCGCCAACTAACGTATCCAAGAGCCCCTGAACGGATCGGGACAGTTCCGCGGCGTATTCCCGCGCCTTCTCCAAGGCTCTCTCTAGGCGCTCAATATCGGCCTCCCTGTCGGAAAGCTTGGCAGCGAGATAGACCATGGAGAACGGGTCATCGCCGGTAGTCTCGGCGCAAAGCTCCTCCTCGTCAGATAGGCGCTTGATGCCAGTCTGGAGCCGGACGAGTTCCGCATCCTTGGCGGCGATCTCTGCCTTGTGGGCTTCGAGATTGATGGCGGAGCGGACTCGGCTTTCGTGGTCCCGTTGAGCTGCCTCCTGCGCCAACTCAAGCGTCTCGAACTGATCAGACACCTTCGGGCAATAGTACCGGTTGTCAGTCGGGTACTTTTCCGAGACGTCATGGATCGAGTATGTTTCCCAAGGGGTGTTGGCGTCCCACGACCCACGGCCGTATTCGTGCTTCAAATCCCAGAAGCGCCATTCCAGCGGCTTGATGGTGATCTCAGTCATTCCCCCTTACTCCTTCTTCGCGGGTGGGAGGGGAGAGGCGATCTAAGCGCTCGATTTCTGCTATGATGAGTGCCGCCGCTTTGACGAGGTTGCGCCGGTTTGTAGTCGGCTTGAACCAATCCTCATCCCAAGACCAATAAGTCCGATGGACACCAATGTGAGCGACGGACGGGAGGCCATGGACCGCATAGCAGACAGCGGCGCCGGCCATTTCTCCGAAGACGTGTCGATCGTCGTGCTCTGGAGACCAACCCTCAGCCGTAACCTGTCGGCGGCGCTCTGCAATAACGTCCAGTTCTGCCCGCGTCTGCTTGCTCTCACTCATGGAGGTTAGCCCCTACTGGATGGCCTGCGCGATTGAAGCCGTAACCCGGAGGAGAAACAGCGGGCTTGACCCACGCCGTATCGAAATCAGCCATTGCCTCGGCTGGCGTCGGGCCGGTTCCGACAACGCCAGTCGGCAGATCTCCATAGATCGCCAACCACGCATTTCCGTCCTGAATGAGCGTAGGCCGCATCAGGACATGCGGCAGGCACCGCATGATTTCGGTATTGAACTGTGAGTTCAGAACGCCTTGTTCGGATACGTAGCTCATTCTGCAGCCTCCAAAGACGAGTAAATCCGGTTCTCTGCCCGAACATGGTCATAGTCTGGCTCGGACAGGCCTTCCTCGTGATCGCGCCAGTCCATCTGGGCATCAGACCGGCATTCGATTTCACGGGCGAGGTGCTGGAACAGATAGCGCTCCAGAGACGGAGGCTTTTTCAGGATGCCGCGGCGGATCGTCGGTCCATGATCAAGCTGGATCTCGGAGACGAAGAACTCGCCCTTGTAATCGTCATCGCCCTCAAGGATAGCCTTGCCGGAAGCCAGCAAGCCTTCACCGAGAACTCGGATTTCTTCGAAGATGTATTCGATGCTGTCTGCCATTTTGGTTTCCTTACTAGGGTAGGGAGGGATCAAGCTTCATCGAGATCGGAGAGAGCCTCTTTGAGATCGGCAGAGGCTTCAGTGATAATTTCCTTGAGGCGCTTCAGCTCTTCTGCGAGCGTGTCGTAATCGTCGGCACTGACCCAATCGCCGTTGCTGACTTCGGTCATCACACCCTCGGTCTGGCTGTAGTCGCCTTCCTGCTTCAGGTCGTATCGCTTCACGTCTGCCATTTCCGTACCCTCATGTTCCGCGTCGGCCCTGTGCCGTTACCGCTGGGTTTGATCTTGGATGGTTAGGGTGGTAGCTTTGGCGATGGCGTCATGAAGATGCTTCACCGCCTCGACAGGGTTTCCCGAGAAGCCCGCTTCGCTTTCCTGCAGGTTGATGAACCCCGGCATTACGGCGCACCACATAGGCCGACCCTGTTCTGTCAGACCATCTTGGAAAATGATGGGGTCTTCCTGCTTTGGGCCTCCGTGGGCCGGGCAGCAGGGGCCGAAGCAGTACGGCGGGTTGTTGATCAAGAACCGCGCGTTGACCTTTTCGGCGAAATACTGGCGCGGGTACTGAGGCCCGAAAGCTTCTTCACCACAGAAGCCGGACGGGGTTCCGCCCATCCACATCGGGACGCAGCATTTGCCGCCTTCCCATGCAAGTCGCTTCCCGTCTGCCATCTTCTTCTTCCCTCTATCTGAGACTAGGTTGTCTCTGTGGTGGTAGGTTGCTATGCTTGGGAGGTGGTGGACAGCGCCGCGTCGATCTCGGTTATTGCTCGCGACAACGTGCCGAGAACGTCTTTGTCCACGACCTGATTACTCTCTACAGCGCCACGAGCGTTACGCAGCCTTACCCACGCAACAGACAGAACAGATCGCAAACGGGCGTTGTCCGCGCCTAGTTTTTTAGCCGCCTGACGTAGGGTCTCTTCATTCTTGACCCATTCGTCTTTGGGTGCCTGTGAGTAAGCAGTTCTTTTCAGACACCTTGGGCACTCGTAGTAGATCCTTGAACTAAGCTTGCCTCCAAACTTCATCACCATCTGCTTGCCGCAAGAACATATTGGCGATGAAGGAGGCGAAGCCTCGTTACCTGCGACGGCCGTCATGGCATCCTCATATCGGACCCAGTCACCATCAGGCTCTTCCGCCATGTTGACGCTGTTCAATCCGTACTCGCCGACGATCTCGGGGTGATATCTCTTGATCATGCGGCGGCCTTCAGGATCTCGCGGCGTTCGCGCTTGCGGTCGTAGGTGGCTGCTTCCTTCGTGCCGTGTCCGACGTTGACCGCGATCTCCTTACCGACGCAGCCGCGAGTGCGGAGAAGGTCGATGAAAGCCTGCGTTTCGGCCAGGGTGGTGAAGACGCCGGTGAAGCCATCGCAGTAGACGTGGTAAACTTTGGTCATTCGTTCGTCCTCATGTGTGCTTTTCTCTGAGGACCGTTATAGGACGTTTCCTATCGTTTGGTCAATAGGGAAAATCCGATTTCGCGGTTATGATAGGAAAAAAATGATTGCTTGGGAGAGAATCAGGGCGTAGAAAATAGAAAGCCCCGGTCAGGAAGTGATCCTGCCGGGGCGTTGGTAGCGGTTTTGACCGTCGGAAGTTTTCTCCGCTGCCAAATGACAACCGGTTGTAACATAAAACCAGTTGCAGTCAAACTCAAAACCTCCGAACGAGTTCCCGATCTCCAGAAATCGGAGCCAACGTGCAGGGATGCCGCGAATGTGATCGGGCTAAACTGTATAGGGAAGGCATGTAGCAGGACACGCGGTCTTTGAGACGGACCTGAACGCCCCGCAAGGGTGGATAAACGACGAAAGCGGAGAGGTTGGCGCAAATGCCATCTGCCGGGAGTGCAGGCCCCTAAGAGGAACCCGAGGGCATTCGGAGACTCAGCCTGGTCGATAAAGCGTGTTTGGCTAGATAAGCTCTGTCTACGGAATACGACGGGAAGTGGTTACCTCTCCCTCCGTCTCTAGTGACAGCTATGTCTTTAGATCACTCGCCACTCTTCAGAATGTAGTGGACCGATTCAACCAATCGAGCATCAAACTCCAGCTCTTTCGCGGGGTTGAATTGCCAGAGAACCAGCCTTTCCGAGTTCCAGCGAACAAACTTCTTGATGAAGGCGAGGGGAGGCCCATTCTCCTCTTCCCGGATCTGCGCGACCACATAGTCATTTCTGGTCGGGCGCCGTTCGGGATTGACGAAAACGGTCTCGCCATCTTCGTACCTGGGCTCCATGGATTCTCCGCTCACGCGGACGGCGTATGCGTTCTTGACGCCAATCAAACTAACCGGCGCTTTTACTCGATCTAACAAGTTGCCATTCAATTCGAATTGTCCATCCACCCCACCCACTACCGTACCATAAAGTGGTATAGCGGGCCCTACTTCTGGCTTTTGTGACAGTATCGTGGCATTCGCCGGGTGCGTTTGCAATACGCTTATATTAGGTCCGGCTGAAGGAGCGCCTAGTTCGGTCTCCGGGATTCCGAGCAGGTGGGAGATGGTAGCTCGGTCATCTGCATGCAGCCGTTTGGGCGTATTCTTGTGGATGTATTGGTGCATATAGGCGTGATTTTTGCCTAGCTTGAGGGATATCTCCTTCAAGTCCACACCCTTGTCCTTCGCGGCATCGAATATGATTTTTCTTATCGCATCCATACTGAATTCATTCGCATTTTATGATTTCGTGGTCCAATAGGAAGTTACCTCTTGCGTGATAGGCCGTTTCCTATTATACCTATCTCTCATGAGCGAAATCGAAGCCTTCAAAGCCACTGTTGAGACCTTCATTGCGAAGAAGGGGATTAAGCCGACGAACTTCGGAAAGGAGTACGTCGGGGACCCTCGGTTCGTCTTCCAGCTCAGAGAAGGGCGGGAGCCAAGGACGCGAATTCGGGAACGGGTTCTGGAAGCGATCAAGCAGGCAGAGGCGGCACAGTAATGTTGAACGTCTCCGCCTATCCGCTCTGCGCCACCCGTCTGCGTTTCCAGAACGCGAACCTGAACGATCCGGCGATGACGCCGTATTGGGCCGCGGTATCCGTAGCCTTCGATATCAGAGACGCTGAACTTGCCGAGCATGGCGGGTTCAACTTCAACAGCCAGACCGACGAGAACGGGCGCAGGCTCCTCTCCGAACTGGAAAAGCTGCTGGCAACGCGTGCGCAGCGCAGGGCGGCAAACTCCACCTTCGCTCATGACGGTCTCCGATCGATGCTTGGGGCGAGGGGCGTGAAAACCTCCCTGCTCAAGGGTGAGGATGATTACTGGACGGCGGCGGAAACGCTCTTTCCGGGGTGCATCAAACGCACTGGCGGCATGGCTGCGCTCTACGTGCAGATCAACTCCATACCGAAAAAGCGGCGTCAGGCTCTCGGGTTTTCCAACCTTAAGAGCCTCCCAGCCGACTGGATTTCGGACGCGACTAATCATCAGGCCAAGCTCGCCCCTTCCAAACCCAAGCATGTAGAGGAACACAGATGAGCGAGTACACCGACGACTTGGTGAAATCGACGTTCGTGCCGAACCGTCCATCTGTTGGGGTTGTGTCTCCCGAGGAGACGCTTCCGTTCGAGGAAGAGGCGATCTCCCTGCTGGTGAAGCTTGGAGTTCAGAATTGGGGCAGGGCGTCTCTGGCTATTGCCAGCGTCTATCTTCGCAACGCTTTCAACGATGGGTGGGTGGCAGGGCTCAATCATCATGGTCCTTCCAAAGCAAAGCAAGCAGAGGAGACCAGATGAGCGCGGAACAAGCGAAATGAAGGTCGGCAAAGGGTCCGGCTGGATGATCTCATCGTGTCTCCCTCCATCTCAACCAAGGCAGGAAATCCCATGCAGCACAAAGAAAGCATTCTCCCGCGCACCAAGGCTCTCGACTGCTACTGCGGCGGCGTCCCCAACTGGCGCGTTGCCCTTGTCCACTATGCCGCAAAGTTCGCCGGCCTCCACGTCAAGCTTGAAGGGATGCCAATCGGAACGAACAGAAACCTCGACAGGAACAGTGTCGATGCCAGTTCGCGCCAGATCGCCGGCTGACCCACAACCCCAAGAACACAGGAAAGCAAACGATGCCTGAGGGGAAGATCGAGATACCGGCATACGGCAGCAAAGAGTTTCGCGCCGAGCTGTTGAAGATCATGCCCGGTTACAAATGGACGGTGCATGGTTCTCGGAACGACGCCGTACTGAGAGCCACAGGAATCCAGAGCAGCGGATTCAACCGCCTCTCTACCCTCGAAGTCAAGCGCATTGCAGTTGGCGATATGAAGCCGGTCTATGAGGCGAGATCGGCTGGCTACGGGATGCGCGCCAGATGGCTCCATACCCATTCTGACGGGACGCTGGCGAGAGCCCTTCGCGGTCTCCAGGATCACTACGAGTGGCATTCTAACAACTTCAGAAGCCATGCCGCCTCCCTGAAAATCGGCCGCGAAGCTCCACCATCCTCCACAGAGGAGCGCTGAACCATGACTAACGAGAGACACGAGAAGGCGCTCGAAGCTGCCTGCGGCAAGCACCCGATGCACGTGCGCCCTGAGATCCTTGAGGAGATGTTCGCCACATATCTCGAAGCCATGGATGCAGTGATCGTTCCGAAGCGGCCGACTGACGAGATGGGCCGGGCGAGCAGGATCGTAATTGATTGCCGCGGCCTGGACGTCGGTCGCGTCACGACCTGGGGCGTCAACGCTTGGGACTCCATGCTCGCAGCCGCCCCCAACCACTTCACCAACGGAGAGTAACACCATGAACATTATTCTCGCATGCGCTGTAGGAATGGTTCTCGTGATCGGTGGCCTCACGATGGCGCTGTGCCGGTCAGCCTCTCCGAAGACTACGGCATCACGCCGGTCCGAAGACGACGAGCAGATGGAATACCTCTGCGAATGGAGCGCCATCCGGGCAATCGAGCGTGAGCTCTCCTTGGAGGACGCCCGATGAGCTACAGCGATAACCCTATCCATAAAAACGAATGCCTCATGCAGCTATTTGTTTTCGGCCCGACGTGGGACGGGAATGTCGTGTCCAAGTCTGAGAGGGACGCCCTAGTCGATGCCGGCCTCTGCGACAGGTGGGAAGGCTGGAATTTCCTGAACGAAGCCGGAGTTAAGGCGGCGGTCAGTGGAGGTTTTGCAGCCAAGGATTGGCACGACAAGCGATGGTACCGGAAAGCCGCGAACATCAGCTAGCAACCATCCAGTTTGATCGCCGGGCCTCCTCCTCCCGCCCAGAGAGATCA